GCGAAGAGGAGAGCTGCTGGGATGAGGCAAATGACAGTCCACATCAGTTCACCTTTGCGATTTCGGCTTCGAGTCCTTCGATGGAAAGTTCGTTGACGTCGGTGTTTTGGATGTAAAGGCGGACGTTTACGATGGCGTGCCAGAAGTTGTCGTCGGTGGCGAAGTCTTGCGGGTGGAGGATGTTGACGACTGTTTCGGCGAGGATTTCGGCTTGGACGAGGGCTGTGATGTAGAGGTCTTCGATGTGGTCGGAGGGTTCGTATTCGTCGTGGATGTGTTCGACGTTGCCGATGATGGTGGCGTATTCGTCGGTCTTTTCCTCGGCTTGGATGAGTTGGTGGAGGAGGGTGTCGAGTTCTTTGATTGCGGCCATGTCGGGGTTCCTTGTCTGTTGGCTTTTCTTGTGTGTGGGGCGGCTGCTCCACATCAGAAGTTTTAAAGGATTGTTTTAAGGATGTCAAGGATCTTTTTTCGGGGATGCAGAAACCCCAGCCACGGGGCCTGGGGGAAGGCTGGTGGCTGGGGTTTCCGGCGTCCGATTCGGTTGTGGTTCTCAGAGTGCGTGGCGGTTCGCCTCGAGGTTCCATTCGACACCCAGGGGAGGGAGGTGTCGTCGTCGAATCGGGGATCTATTGGACCTGCGTGACTGTGAGGATTACGGATGGGACAGCCGGTCGGACAGGGGCAGTTCTAGTACCGGCTGCCAACAGGCGCATTCGATTGTCAGGTGTTGACCACATGAGACGGAAATACTGTCCCGCTGTGAATGTGTAGACCCAATTCCAAGCGGCCACGTCTCGTCCCGGATTGTTGGGGATAGTGAGGTCGGTGGCGGATCGTGCCACATCGTTTCCGTCGACATCGAGCCAAATGGTGATGTCATCGGAGCCGCCATCGGTTTTGTCGATTTGTGCCGAGAACTGGATGTTGTAAGTGCCGGCGTTGGCGATGACGATTCGGCTGGTTGGTGTTCCGATTGTGACACCATCGGATTCTTCTGTGGTGTCGAAAGTCATGGGTGTGGCGGTGTCGGCGACGATGGTTTGGGTGGTGGAGTCGCTGAAGGAGCCGTAGTAGCCGGTCCATGAGGGGCCGGCAGGGCCGGAAATGCCAGCGATGACAACTTCGGGGACAGCCTGTGTCACTTGGATGGTGTCGGTTCTTTGAGTGAGTGTGACGTCTGTGAGTTTCACAGTCACTTGTTGACTCACGACCGGGTCACATCCTGCACAATGGTCACGGAACCGCCGAGGAGGGTGGTGACGGTTGTGCCGTTGGTTTCTTGGAGATCCCAGACAGCAAGGCCAGCGGTGAGAGCTGCTGTCGTCGTCGCCGAGAGTGTGGCGGTGAGCGTGCCGGCTGCTCCGGACACAATCGAGCAGGAGAACGTGGCGAGGGCTGTGGCAGCGTCGGTGGTTGTGCGGATCTGGGCGGCGTAGGTGCGGCCCGCGATGTTCACAGGGGCGCCGGTCGAATCTTTAATGGCAACGGAAATGGTTTCGGTGTCGCCGATTCGAATGTTGAGGGGAAGATTTGCCGGTGACATATCAGGGTCCCTTGTATGTGGAAACCATGGACGGTGAGTCGGTCGGGCCAATCTTGTCCGAAGCGATAGACGTGAGGACAGAAAGTCCAGCGGCGATGGCAGCGGTGGCGGCCAGTTGCACCCAGTCGAGGCTGAGCCAATCCATCTGGGAGGCGCCTGCCAGAGCGACGAGTGTTTGGGCGAAGGTTTTGATGGCACGTTCTACGAGCTGCAAAACGAAGGATTTGGTGAACATTACGGTTTCCAATCTGGGCTTGGGTATTCCTGCTCGTCGGGGTATTCGTGTTCTTCCGGATCGTATTCGTCCGGTTCCTCTTCGGGGCGGGTGAGGGGGATCACGTCGGGTTCAATGGTGATGGTCATTCTTCCTCCTCGTCAATCCATTCTTCCTCATCGTCATCGACGTCGAAAGAGACAGCGATGGTGGCAGGGTTCAGAAGTGATCCGTAGAGGCAGTCGAGGTAGCCGGCGGCGTCGGTGATGGAGTCTTTGAGCTGTTCGGCGTCAAAGCCGGATTCAAGGCCGTGGGCGATTCGGCTGAGTTTCATGCAAACCATAAACAGGATGCCGGCGTTGACGTCGAGGACGTCGTCTCCCCATAGAGAGTTGAAGAGGTTGGTTACTTTTTGATAATCATTCCAGGGAGGCCCGTATGCGCGTCCCCTGTCACCATGGACCAAGGCGAAGCCATCCAGGAGGATTGAGGGCCAGGCGGCGTCGAAGTATTCGTCGACTTCAGGTTCTTCTTCCATGTCGGGTTCCTTATGCAGAATGAATGTGTAGGTCGCCCCAGCCTCGAGGTCCGTAGCCGGTCCCGATGCCGAGGGTGAGAAGTCCAGCGGGTGAGTTTTGGCCGCTCATGTCAGTCCACCATGAAGAGCCACCATCCATCGCGGGTGCCTGCATGAAAGTTCGGCCAGAAGTCTCCGAACAGATGAAATGGTGATAGTGGCCGGTGATGAGGATGTCGGCGTCGGCGATTGGCTGGCGCCCCATGACTTGGCCTTTCCACCAATTTTCGAGTTTGGCGGCTGGGTGGCCGGAGGCGCCGGCTTTGTGGCCGTGGGCGAAGGCGACTGGGATTCCGGCGATGTTGAGGACCAGGTTGTTTCCTGAGGCGAGGACGGTTGTGCAGCTGCCGTAGCGTTCCTCGTTCGCTTGGAGGATTTCGGCGACCTGTTCCACCACGGCGAGGTCGTCGTTGTCGGTGGTGCGGGTGAAGGATTTTCCGTTCAGACGGTTTTCGCCATGGTTGCCAGGAACAGCAGCTAGGACGATTCGTGGGGCGAGGCCGAGGACGTTGTCGACGGCTCTGAGGATGAGTCGGCGGGCGAGGCGCATTTGTTCACGCCTGTCCAAGTCGACGTTGAAGGTTTGGCCGGGATAGTGGCCGGTGCATTGCTCCACCAAATCGCCGAGGCCGACGAGGTAGACAGTGTCGACGGGTCGTCCCGCTTTTTTGAGTTCTTTAATGCGAGCCGGCAAATAGTCGAGGGTTTGGCAGATTCTTTCCACGGTTTCGGGGGTGCCGCCATTTGGCTCCCCAGCCTTTCCGAGCTGCCAATCGGCTATGAGGACGACCAACGCCCGGTCGGGCCTCTCAGGGCCTTTCAGAGGCTTCACAGGACGCCTCTTCTCCACTAGGCGGCAGAGAGCGTCCACATCAGGTCGGTCATAGTCCAGTTCACGCGCGCGCAATGTCGCCCTGTAATAGCGAAGCCGACGGCCATCATGCGTGTCCCACGCTCGGACTTGGACCGATCCTTCGACCACTTCAGTGGTGAGCGGATCCAAGCCCCAGTCGGCGACGAGTTCAGACCAAACCCCTGTTGTCGGGTCGGCCTCGAGGGGTGGGGTGGTGAGGGTTCCTTCTCGACCGTTCCATGCGACGCCTGGTTCCCAGCCTTGCGGATGGTTTCGTCGGGGCCGTGATCCTGCCGCTACTTCGTCAGCGAACGAGGCAGTTTCGTCGGTGTTTTCGGATTGAGTCGCCACGGATCTCCCATCCTCTCCGCTTCATTGCCCTAGAGATTGCCTCAGCGTTCCAGGACTGGTCGGCGAGGACTTCGTTGACTTCGCCACGGGTTTTTGTGTCCATGTTTTTCAGTAGAACACAGAGTCGACATTCAATTCCGGAAGTTCGGGTTTCTTCTCGGACGTCGTCGGCAAATGTCATTTACGCCACCATGGGGTTCGGGTTGTCATGCGGTGCAGGACGATATGGTCGTCAAGCCGGTCGGAGACAGTTTCGACTCTCTCGGCTGTGGAGTCAACCTTCTTCTCAATCCGGTCAAGTTTGCGCGAGTTCTCGGAGTGTTCGTCGGTGTTGATTCGACGGGTTTTCCGTGACTGCCAAATGACTCCGGCGAAGGCTAGAAGTCCGGTGACGGACGCGGCGATGATTGGTTCCCACTGCATGACATGAACACCCCTGGCCGGTTAGTTGCCGAGGCGGCGGAGGTCGTTGACTTTGAACCAGTCACACCAAGGGCCAGTCGAAGGCGCTGCCTGGAATGATCCGTAGAGTTCGCCATAGGCGGCGAGGGTGACACAGAGACGGCCGTCAGGGGCTTTCTCGGCGACAAGGTTGGATCCGGCAATGCCAGGCTTCAGTTCCATCCAAGGACCGATGACACCACCAGGCGTTCCGGACCAACAGGACACAACCTGTCCGCCTTCTGTGAGGGCGATGAATTCGTCTCGGCCGTCTGTGTTGATGAGATGGAACATATCCCGGTCCTTTGCGTTGGTGGGAGTCGGTGTAGGAGCTGTCGAATATGGTGGCCTAGCAATCTCGGCCATGCCACCACCATCGAACGGAAACCACAGGTCTTTCACTTTGGAGCCGTTCACATTGCCGTTTCGGGTCCACGCGCCGGTTTCGGTGAGGCCGATGATCATGGCGACATGGTCGTATCCGCCTGGTGTGGATCCCCATTCGAAGGCGACGAGGTCGCCTGGTTGGGCTGTGCGAATGTCGGTGGAGTTGCGGCCCTGTCGGCGGTAGTCGTCGAAGCAGGCGGATACCCAGGCGTAGCGGATCGGGATTCCACACTCAGTCAAAGCCATCGACTGAAACGCCATACACCAGGCCGTTCCTCGGCTTAAGGGGTACCAGGCCCATGTCTCGTCGCCACCTTGACCCAAGCGCGCGCCTTCGAAGTCGAGAACTTGCTGAGCGGTCGTCACTGGACTTCCCGATCGTCAGGGTTTGGTTCGTCTACTGGGGCGTCGAAGTAAGGAATGAGGCCGGCAGCGTCAGGATCCGGGATAGTCGGTTCGGTGTCCATCATCAGGTTCCCAGCCAAGTCGCTTGGAAGAAGGTTGGAAAGCCGGAAGCGTTTGCGAGGACTTGGATGGTGCCGGTGCCGTCATGTTGGACACAAAGTTTGAACAGATCGCCGACAGACGCGTTGTAGATCACGGAAAGATTGACGCGTGGCGCAAGGAATGAGCCCGAACTCATTGCGCCTTGTGCAGCGATTGCGTTGGCCGATGTTGGTGCGCCGCCGCCTGTGGCTTGGCGAGTGATGAACGCAGTTTTATTTTCGCCACTGTTGATGGTCGTCCATGCGATGTTTGCAATAAGAAGCCATTTGCCGGCGTAACCGGTGGGGACGGTGAAAGTGTTTGAGGCAAAAAGGTTGTTGTCGTCATAGGTTTCGCTTGCCAATGTAACGACCGTAAAAGCGTTAGCCGTGATGGTTTGCGCTGCATTTTTTGTGACAGAGAAACCAGGAACGGGTATGCGGGCTTCACGCCATGCCCCTGCCGTGTAGGTGTAGAGGCCCTCTGTGCGGTCGCCTGTATTGAGAAATGCGGTCATTCCTTCTTCGGGAGCTGTGATTTGAGTGTCTCTTGCCCCAGTGGATGCAAACGACATCACTGACTGTTCCATGAGGAAATTATTGACGTCTGAGGCGGTAAGAACTGACGCTGCCGTAAAGTTTTTAAAGCCGCTGCCCATGATGGTCTCCTAGTAGGCGAGAAGGTCTGTGTCGAGGACGCCAAGTGTTGCTGAGTCTAGAACGAATGGCGCGTTTTCTAATGTTGGCGATGTGTTGAAGGTGACCACCCAGTTGTCTCGGGTGATGGAATGTTTGATTCCTTCAAGGATAAGGGTTTTTACGATTTGGGATCCGACGTCTTGTGGGGTGCGTTCCACTGTGATCCGGTCACCAATGTCTAAGGTGACACATGGCGACTGGTAGGCGGCAGCTCGGCGAGGATTGAGGGTGAGCTGGTCGATTCGCATTTTCGGGTCTTTGTATTGCTCGAGCCTGTAAAGAGCGGTATTGGCGACGAAGTAGCCGGTGTCGGCGGTGAAGTTGTCGATGTTCAGGGTGCGTTTAAAGTATTTGCCTTGGCTGGTTGTGTCGGAGGCGGTGAAAGTGGTGCCGTTGGGTTGAGTGACGGTGATTTCGTTGTAGATGTAACGGTCGTCGTAGGTGAGGGTGATGTCGGCGTATTTGATTTCTCCGACTCCTGGGTTGTCGGAGAAGGTGGCTTGGGAGGTGATGAAGTTTCCGGTGCCGTCGGCGTTGCGGTCGATGAATCGGATTTTGCCGTCGACTGACATGAAGAGGCGGCCTTGTTCAGCTGCTTCCACTTCTTTCAAGGCGTCGAGGAGTCCTTTGCCGGTTGTTTGTACGCCTAGGACTGTGGAGTCTCCGGTGTTGAGGTCGAGGCCGTCGGTCATCCAGTCGGCTAAATCGGCGAGAAGGGTGATTCGTTCGTCGGTGCGGGTGCCTTGAAGGTAAGTGCCGGCGCCTGTCTGATAATGCTTGAGGGTTGTGGCTTGATCTAGCAGAGAGTCCCACACTACGAATTCTTGGATTGAGCCGATGAAATACCGGTCGAAGTTGCTTACTGCTGTACCACTTTTTGCGATGGGGTAACCCAACGACAACGACTCATAGTTTGTGGTCGCCACATCAGTGTATGAAGTCTCCGATGTTGCTAATTGTCCGTCGACGTAGAGGTTGTAAGTGTTACCGAAAGAAGGGTTGGAGCGGTACGCCATAGCAATGTGATGTGGTTTCCCATCGTTGACAACTAGCCCTGATCCTTTGGCAACCATGGAGTTTGAGGTGCCTCGGTTTCCAAATTGTGCCGTTATGAATCCTCTGCCTTGAACGTCAACAACCATTCCAATGGTTCCACCATGAATGAAGTTTCCATGATTGAAGATTGCGTAGTTGCCATTATTTGCTGTGGTTGTAGTGATCCACATTTCGACAGTCCACTCATCGGTGAGACTGATTCCGCCTAGGGCGGCTTCAGTGCCAAGGACATCCCACGCTTGAAACCATTTATTGCCATCGAATGCCGATGATTTGGCTGGATCATCAACCAAGAGACCTTCGGAAGGTGTGCAGGTTGAGAAAGTTTCTACAGCTCCACGCCATTGCCCCGAAAATGCGTTCCACTGCACAACCTCAAAGCCGTTTGGTGAGCCTGCGAAGTCGGAGAGCCGATACCAGGCGGTCGGGGAATCTGCTGTGATGGTTGTGTTCCAGAAGGAGGGGAGTTTGAATTCGTTGAGGACTTTGAAAGCGTCGGTGGCGGTGACAGCCACTGTCGACTCGTTCGGCCAGGAATACGCTTGGGGCCATTGGTCAATGAATCCGAAGAAGATGGAGCGGATGGTGCCGCCGGCTGGGGTGACTCGGATTCGGATGGGGCGAAGCGGTGTGAGGTTTCCGTAGTAGGTGCCGGCGCTGTTTTCAGGGTCGAAGAGTCGGGTTCGGTTGTCGAGAAGTACCTGGCAGGAACCGGCCGAATAGGTGTCCAGTTCGGAGGAACGCCCCCTCGAGGTGGAGACTTCCCGGACGTGTTCGGTGATGTCTGTCCAGTTGATGGAGGCGAGTGTGGAGCCGAGTGGCACTCGTCCCGACCCAGCTGTCGTGGAGAAACCAACCTCGACTGTCAAAGCCATTCCGTCGAAAAGGATTTCACTCATGAACGCCAGCCTGGTCCGGAGCGGCGTTCGTAGCTTGAGATGGCTTCGACGATGGTTTGCCCAATCGCCGCTTTGTCGGCGGTGGGGGAGACGTTGACGTTGATGGTCACATTTCCTCCGCCACCAGCCATTGCTCCGCCAGCGTTGGAGAGGAGGGCTTTGTTGGTGGAGAAGGCGTCAACGATCTTTCCGTATCCGGAGGGGACGAAGAGTTCTGGGCCTTTCTCGCCGACGATGTATGGAGTGCCGGCATTCACAGGACCGCCAGTTGCTCTTCCGTCGGCGCTGCCAAATAGCGCCATCATTTCGGCAGAACTTAATTTGATACCTTGAAGGTTGAGAAGGTCCATCAACCTGCCTTTTGCCCTGTCCAAGTCGAGTTGCGCTTCGACGCGAACTTTGACGACTGTGTCTTTCAAACTCATAAGGAAGAGCTGATAGGACAACTCTTCTAGGCGTTTCCGGAGAGGGCTATCGGGGGCCAATGTGCCGGCTAGTTCTTTCAACTTTTCCGACTGCAAGAGGCTCGCTTCGGCTCCCGACAAAATCTTCCCTTCATGTTTTGCTTGGGCTTCAGCGGCGGCGACAGCAGCTTCCGCTTCCTTCAACATGGCTTTCTCCAAAGCCAATTCTTTTTTGGTGCGCTCGTCGGCTGTCAAAGAACCATCAGAAAGGCTCTTGTTGTATTCCACCAGCGCCTCTCGAGTAGCGATCTGGGCTTCTGTGTTGCTGATGTTGAGGTCGTAAACATCTTTCAGCTTGTCATATTGCGTCTCCAAAGATTTTGAGACGGCGTCAATCTCAACTTTCAAATCCGCTTCCGCTTCGGCCTGCTCTAAAGTTTTGCCTTCATTCAAACCCTTTTGAATGTTGAGCTGCCGGATGACTTCCTGCTGCTGGTTGTAGGCGTCGATACTGTTGTAGAGGGTTTCGATGAGGCCTTTGTCGGCGGCGCCAGTTTCGATAAGGCGGGCGATGAGTTCGTTTTGAGCGCCACCGGCTTCTCGAATTGTTTTGATTCTGTCCTCGGTTGCTCCTGTCACACCTTCCATTTGAAGTTGCAAAGTTGCTTCGACAAATCCCTGTTCCACCAAAGAATCTCGGTTGTCGTCGATAACGTCGGAGAACTGGGCGACAGTGATGCCGGCTTTGTTCAAATTGTCGATTTGGTTTTTGGATGCCAAGATGGCGCCGACGGTTGTTTGAGTATTGGCCGTCATTGCCCCATTAAGTTCATTGAAGGTGGGGATGAGGGCGTCAATGTCTTTTTTCACTGCCGCTTGTTCGTCTGAATAGGCCTTGTAGGCGAGTCCGCCGATAACAGCGGCAGCTCCGACGGCCAAGACTGCCGGACCAAGAAGAGACATTCCGCCGGCAGCGGCGGCAGCGCCACCAGAAGCAGCACTGGTTGAAATGTTCATAGACGCTATGGCGCCTTGTGTGCTGATTGCTTTGACTGCCGTGTCGGCCATGGCTGTCCCAGCGGCTTTCACTGCCGCCGAAGCTGCTGTGAAACCGGCCACCAGTTTCGGACCAATCAATGCCACCCCTGTCAAAGCAATCAGACCGGTTTGAACAGGACCGGGGAGCATGGTGAAAGCCTCTGCCACCAAGGTGATCGTTTTTTGAATTTGGGTGTAGATCGGAAGAAGCGACTTGCCGAGAGCCGCTGAAGTGTCTTCCATGGCTGCTGCTGCTCTTTGCTGCTGACCTTGGGCAGTATCAGCTTCTCTCGCAAACTGTCCCTGGGCGAATGCTGAGCGTTCCGTAACAAGAGCCAAAGTGGCTTGGCCTTTGGCGTATGCACTGACAGACGACTCGGATTCTGCCAAGCCCATCGAAACGGCTTTGGCGTTAATCTCAGAAGCCTTCAAAGCAATGCCGAAACGCTCCAACGGATCGAACTCGCCTCGAAGAGCCGACCCCAAAGCAGAGACAGCGTCGTTGGTGTTGCCGCCAAGAGTGGCCGCCAAATCGGCGCCAGTCTTAGTCAAGAAAATGGATTGCTTCGCTGCCTCTTCCGCTGAAAGCCCAGCACCCTTCAAAGAAGCGCCAAGGCGTGACGTCAAAGAACGAGCAGCGTTCTCCGACAAACCAACAACTTCAGCTGCACTTTTTGCGAATTCGTCGACACTGCCAGCAGCGCTACCAAAGACAGCAGCTGTTCCACCAATTGACTGTTCTAAATCGCCGGCCGCTTTGACTAGCTGTTGGGCGCCATAAAGAACAGCGCCACCGAAAAGGGCGGTTCGGAGGACATCGCCAGACTTTCTGGCGTTCTCGCCGAATCCAGCAATTTTGCCTTCCGCTTTTTGAAGTTCTCGGGCGAGTTGCGAGGAATCGCCGACAATGGCAACTCTGACTCCGCTTTTGTCACCGATTGCCATTTGGGCCTCACTCGTCCCAACGCTTCGCGTCCGGACCATATTCGGCGGACTCTCTGCGTCTTGTTTGAACTTCGAACATTGCGTCGAGGAAGTGGTCGGGTTCCTCTAAAAGTACGGACATCGAGATACCCGAGTCAATCGCCAGCGCTGCTACAGCGAGGGTGAAGAACTCGGGTCCGTAGGGGTTGGCTCTTCTTCCTCTACCGTCACAATGTCCACCGATTCGACGGTTTCAATCCAATCATCGAAAGAGACGATGTCTGGGTTGACTCGTTTCGCTGCACACCATCCGAAGAACCACAGATGTTCTTGGCGGACACCTTCTTCGGAGAACATGGCGGCCACTGGGATTTTGAATTGACGTTCGAACCGGATGGCGTCGGCCTTACGCCCTGGGGCTTGAAGGTCGGTTCCGTCTTCGAATGTGATTTTGTATTTTGCGAACATGGTCGGGCTGTCCTTTATCTGAGGGCGGATTGAACTGCTTTATCGACTGCTCGGCCAGCGGCCTCGACGAGTCGGTCTTGTGTCTGTCTGATACCTGGGTAGACGTAGCGTCCATACTTCACGATCGGTCGGACGATTGTTTGGTTTCTGCCAGGGCCACGGTTTCTAAGTGTGCCACCGAAGTCCAGCCACCCAAAGTATGGAGCGAAGGATGACTTGCCGCCGGCTACGACGTAGAGCGTGTTTCCGCCTGCCCTTGCTTTCAAAGTGAACTGGGCGCGTCCGGAAATCTTTGGGACCCTTTGCATGATGGCCGGAAGGGTGTTGACGATGATGGCGGCTTTGAGGTCTTCGCGTAGGACCGGGACGAGGTCCGGATGTATCTTTCGCAGATACTTCCGGACCTCGGCCAGATTGCTGATGTAGACCCCAGCCGGTAAAGCCACTAGCCGTTCTTGGCGATGGTGCTAGCTGCGCGCCAGCTGCCCGAAACGGTGATTGGGCCGTCGACCGGTGAATCGACTGAGAAGTCGAAGAAGCCGGTTCCGTACCAGTAGACGTTCGGAGCGTTGGTGATGTCTGGGTACAGGTAGAACTTGCGGGCGTCACCATCGACAGCGGCGGTGTAGGACTGTGCGGTTGCGTCGTCGAAGTAGCCGGAGAAGCTGCCCTGAGCGTCAGGAAGGCCCGAAACATAGACCTTGTTTGTGTCGCCGAATGAGGTGACTTCAGCGGTGTCGACAGCGAACTCTGCTGACCACTGCTTGAGGAATGCGACGGATGAAGGATTCGCTGCCGAGGTAGCGATTCCGAGGTAGAGGCGACCGTTACGGCCGTGGCGACGTGCCATTGGTTTCTCCTTGGGGAGTTGGTGGGGTCTGGGGTTCTCCGGTCACGTCGGGATGCTCGGGAGAGCTGCTACACATTCCAGCAGATGCCGGACATTATTGTCGAAAGTTCGGGTGGCGATTGCGTTTCGTGCCTCGAGTGCGACTGTTTGCCGTTCTGCCGGATGGTTCAGCCACCATCGTAGTTTCTCTCCGAACTCTTCGGGTGTTTCGAAGGTGGGCAACATGGAAAGAATCTGGTCGGATTCGGGGCG